TCAGGAGTGTTATTTGTTTCATCACAAACAACAATAAAGTCTGTGATACCCCTCTTAGATTTAACATCACGAAGGTATGGTTCAACGATATTCAAGAAATTGCTTCTTGTGATCACATCGTTAAACTCGAAGAGTTGTGATCTTGCTGCTCTCTCGATTGTTCCTTCTATTGTTAGGAATAATCTACGAACATTGATTCTATCGAATGCAGAAGCATACTTAAGAGAAGTTCTGTCACCGAATAGAATAATACCAGATCCTGGTTGGAATACAACTGGGTTGATTCCTTTAGGATAAATGATATCTCTCTGTGCTTGTGTTGGGTTATATGCTAATTTAATGGCACTATTAATTGTACCTCTAGCAGTACCAGCAGGAGAGAACCAAGAATATTGATTGATAGATGTTCTTGCCATCAATCCAGCAATATCACCATTACATGCGATATATCTGAATTTGTTATTAAATCTATCATAAACATACTTGTAACCAGTATCAAATACAGCATAAGATGAATTTCCGATTGGATCGAAGAAATTAACTATATTTGTGGTTTGAGTATCGGAATCTGATACATTTACAACATCTGTTTTGTGTGGAGATATTACTGCAATGCAGTCTTTTCTCTTCTCTGCAATAGCAATTAGTTCTTTTGCTTTTGCTTTAGAATCATTTACTGTAGCACCTGATGGGCCATTGATTAAGAAGTTTATTGTTTGATTTGCTTCTGCCTCAAATTTCTTATATCCAGAAATAATTCCACCTAGTGGTGCTACATATCCAGTGGTACCACTGTAGTCTTTTCCTTCACTAAATGTGTAGGTCTTAGCACCCTCAACACCAAATCCATTTCCTTGAGCATTAGTACCCCAGTTTCCTACGGACTTCTTCTCCCAAGCATCTCCTGTTCCAGAAGTTAGGTTAGATGTTACTCCAATACCCAATCCTCCAGCATAAAGATAATCAGAATTTGTTGATAAGTAATCTTTAAAGTATACATTCTCTGAAGGAGAAATCTTACCATCTAATGCCTTAGATAGACTTAAATGCTTCTCTACTATGTTTCCTGCAATACCAGTTACTTCTCCAGTATCATCAACTACGACAACATGGATTTCATCATTCGATGCACTTCTTTCTGAAGCGTATTGTGATGTTGCTGGTCTTTGTGCAATTTGCTTCCAGTAAACAGTACTATTAGTTAAACCTAATGTTTGTTGATCGTACCAATCAGCTGCAGTTGCTTCGGTAATTCCAACTCCACTAACTGCACCAGTAGTTGTTACTAACTTAATCTCATTTGTATTGACATAAGTTGTAGTACTTGCTGTAGAAGTTCTTGTAAATGTAAACGCAGTAGTACCCATTCCTGCCAAATTAGCACCAGAAATAGATATTGGTTTATCAACAGAAACTGTACTTTGTCCTATTGCAACAATTTTAGTGTCTGCGGCAACAACTATTGGAGTAAAGTCATTTGTAACTACATCGCCAACAGCAAGGTTTGCAGTAGCAATACCAGAAATAGAAGCGTCATAAATCTCACTAATAGAACCTTGATAAGTAGTAACACCAGTTACTTCACTATGTGTTGTAGTTGTAGAAGCATTTGAAGCATCTAAGAAAGATGAAGTTCCACCTTGACTATATGAAGTTACTGTGGATACTCCAGACTCATTTACTTTATCAGTAATTTTTACATAAAGTTCACCATTAGTTGTATCTACACCAGTAACAACACCTCTTAGGTATCCTCCAGTGTAGGTATGGTTACTACCAGCATTATTTTCTACTCTACCTGTTAGTGACTGAGTAACACCAAGTCCAACCATACTTTCAGTAACACTACCAGAAGATAGTTTAATTGTCTCATCTGCAAATGAGTCAATAGTACAAACTTTTAAATTGTTTGCCCATGATCCTGGGTTTTTTGCAGCAAACTTGAATGTTGTGTAACTATTATTAGAATAATCTTCAAAATTTTCAATCTTTACTGAAGATCCATCACTATTTGCATTAGCCAATTGAGTTGCGTCTGATCTGACGACTTTTAATACTCCACCGTATGAAAGATACGAAGATGCAGCCATCCAATACTCGTATTGTGCATCTGTTTCTAACGGCTTTCCGAAAGTCTTAAGTAAATCTTGTTCTGTCTCAATTAATATAGGGGTATTGACAGGGCCTTTCTCAAATGGCCCAGCAATGGCACCAACCTGTTCTTGAATGGCATCAACCCTACCAATGGTCAAATCAACTTCTCTTACCTTGACTCCAGGTGAAACTAGGTTTAGCGACATGTCTTTTCCCTCTGAAGGTATCAATTTATCTGAAATTATTTATAAATTGGATACCCTTACATGCATTTTTACATGTACTCCCACATGTATGATCTATCTCCATACTCATCAGCGTACCACCTGTCTCCCTCTGGGTCTACAAAGGAAACCTCTTCAGTTAACCCATCAGACATAAAACCAAAAGGTGCCATATCTTGTTCAATCTGATCTCGTTGATCTTCATATAATTTCTTCCTTACATCTTGATCAGTAAGTTCTTTAAAATAGTCCTGTTGAACTAACCATGCATAAATTACCATACACATAGCAAGGTCATCATTACATCCATCCTCTGCTTCAAATGAATTACTTTTTTGAATGAAAGTAGTTAATTCTGATATAATATCCAGATCTTTGAATAATACTTTATCGGACTCTACTACTTGCTTTAGGTTAAGTGATCCAATCTTTTTCACAGTCTTGGACATCTTTACACCTAACTGTGTCTTATTACCAGAGAATCCTTGACCTACTATCTGACCTGCCCTTCCTCTCATAGAACACATAAGAAGATTGATGTACTCTAAATCAAAGTTTAGAATAGCAGCAACCTGATCCCCTACATCATTTACCTCACATAATACAAATGCATTATTATATCCTCTACATGTTTCATATATGATATTTGGAAATAGCATTGGTTTGATTGTATTATTCCTATACTTTGCCACTACTTGATGTGGAAATTCTGTAATATCTATTATCACAAAAGCAGAATAATCTTCTCCTACTCCTCTTGCTACATCAACAGTACATAAGTAATCGTGCTTTTCCTCTGGTGCT